CGTATAAATAGTTAGCGTTATGCCAAATTATGACGCTACAAAAAACAACACTACTAAAAGAGTAAATCGCCAGTATAAAGATTTAGACCTAGATTTTGGTTTAAATTCTGTAACTAAAGATGTCAATAAACTCACAGACGCTGAAGCAGTAAAAAGAAGTGTCAGAAATTTAATTAACACTAACCATTACGAAAGATTTTTTAGACCTGCTTTGGGTTCTGGTCTTAGAAGTTTATTATTTGAACCCATGACTGAAATTACAACTCAATTTATCAAACAAAAGATAATTGAATTGTTAAATTTTCATGAACCAAGAATTAGACTTACATCTGTTAATGTAAGAAATCAAATGGATTCTAATTCATATTCTGTTAGAATATCATTTATTATTATAGGGACACAAACGCCAGTAGAGGTAGAAACATTTTTAGAGAGATTAAGATAACATGGCAACATCAACAAGTAAAAGACTAGATGTATCTGAATTAGATTACGACCAGATAAGAAATAACTTAAAACTATTTTTACAAAATCAAGCAGAATATTCTGATTATGATTTTGAAGGTTCAGGTATGTCTATATTATTAGATTTATTAGCATACAATACACATTACTTATCATATAATGCAAATATGTTATCAAACGAATTATATTTAGATAGTGCTGATATTCGTAAGAATGTTGTCGCATTAGCAAAACAATTAGGTTATACACCTACTTCAGTAACATCACCACAAGCTGTTGTTGATATTACTGTTAATAATGTTCCTAGTGGTACTGCTTCAATCACAATGGCAAAAGGCACTACATTTGGTAGTACAATAGGTCAACTTAATTACAATTATATAACTAATGAAGATATTACAATTACACCTGCTGATGGTGTTTACAAATTTTCTAATGTAACATTATATGAGGGTACTGCTGTATCATTTCAATACACCGTAGATTCTTCAGATGTAGACCAAAAGTTTACAATACCTAATGAACAGGCAGATACATCTACATTAAAAGTTATAATACAAAATTCATCTAGTGATACAACACAAAACACATATACAAAATCAGATACATTAACAGAATTAGATTCAACATCAAAAGTATATTTCTTACAAGAAAATAATGATGGTAGATTTGAAGTTTATTTTGGTGATGGTGTTTTAGGTAAAGAGTTAGTAGATGGTAATATTGTAATCTTAGAATACATTGTAACTAACATGAGTGAGAGTAATGGTGCTTCATCATTTGCTTTAGAGGGTACTGTTGGCGGATTTACTGATGTATCAATTGCAAATGTAAATGTTTCACAAGGTGGTGCTTTAGCACAATCTAACAACTCAATTAGATTTAATGCACCTTTACAGTTTCAATCTCAAAACAGGGCAGTTACAGTTAAAGATTATGAAACTTTAACAAAAAGATTTTATCCTAATGCATTATCAATTAGTGCATATGGTGGAGAGGATGCCGAAACACCTGTTTACGGAAAAGTTTTTATAGGTATTGTTCCTCAATCAGGTGCAACTCTAACAGAAAACTCAAAATTAAATATTGTAAACAACTTAAAAAAATATAATCTTGCAAGCGTAACACCTGAAATTGTAACACCAGAAACTACATCAATACTTGTTACTAGTAATGTAAAGTTTGATGAAAATGCTACAACTAAATCTGCTGATACAATAAAATCTTTAGTTACTACAACATTAACAAATCATAGTACATCAAACTTGAAAAAATTTGAAGGTCTATTTAGATACTCACAATTAGTGCAAGATATAGATGATTCAGATACATCTATATTATCAAATATTACTACATTAAAAATTAGAAAAAATTTCACACCTACAACAAGTAGTGCAAAAACATATAATGTTTACTTTAGAAATGCATTATATAATCCTCATTCAGGACACAATACAACTGCTGGGGGTATTTTAGAATCAACAGGATTTAAAATACAAGGTAATGATGAAGAAATGTTTTTAAATGATGATGGTCAAGGCAATGTTAGGATGTATTACTTAGTTAGTGGCGTTAAAACTTATCAAAACAATACACAAGGTACAATTAATTATACAACAGGTCAAGTTACTTTAACATCTTTAAATATTGCTTCTATTTCAAACATTAGAGGTAGTGCTTCAACAGTCGTAGAATTGACTGTACAACCTAGGTCAAATGATGTAATACCTGTTAGAGACCAAATATTAGAAATAGATGTTGCAAATTCAACTGTATCAGTAGAAAGTGATACTTTCGCAAGTGGTACTTCAGATGGTGGAACAACTTATACAACTTCATCTAGTTACTAATGGCATTATTTAAAGATAAAATATCAACTCTTTTAAAACATCAGGCACCTGAATTTGTTTTAAATGACCATCCACGATTCTTAGAATTTGTAAAACAATATTACATATTTATGGAAAGTGCAAAACTTTCTATTACAAGTATAGAATCAACAGACGGCATCCGATTAGAAAGTGAAACAGGATTAACAGATGTATTATTGTTAGACGCTAACAGAGTATCATCTAATAATACAACTGAAGGTAATGGTGATAAAATATTACAAGAAGATTCATCTTTTGGTAAATTTGAAAAAGGTGAAACTATTACAGGTGCCACATCAGGTGCAACATCAACTGTTCTTGTAGAAAATAATAGTGGCGGATTTTTATATGTATCTGCTCAAGATAAATTTATAGACGGAGAAACTGTTACAGGTAATACATCAGGTGCAAGTGCAACCATAGATAACTATCAACCTAATCCTGTAAATAACATTCAGCAACTCACAAACTTTAGAGACCCAGATAAAGTTATTAATAACTTCTTAACTAAAATGAGAACTGAATTTATGGCAACTCTACCAGAGAAGTTAGATAGTGATATAGATAAAACTAATGTTATAAAAAATATTCGTTCATTATATCTTGCAAAAGGAACAGCAAAAGCAAATGAAGTATTTTTTAAAATGTTGTTCAATGAAAACTCTGAAACAATTTATCCTAAAGAAAATATGCTTAGAATATCAGACGGAAAGTTTGATAGTAAAAAAATATTAAGAGCAACATCATCAGTAGGCAACCCGACAGATTTAATAGGCAGAACAATCACAGGTGAAACTTCTGAGGCAACTGCTGTTGTAGAAACTGTAAATACATTTAATATTGCAGGTGTTGTTACTAACGAATTTATTTTGAATGAAGATACTCTTGTAGGTACTTTTTCATCAGATGAAACTATTATAGGAACTAAACATGATACAGACGCCACTTACATTAAACTAATAATAACATCTATACCATCAGTTTTAACTGTTACAAATGATGGTGCAAACTATTCTACAGATGATTCTGTTTCTATAAGTGCAGGTGGTGTAGGTTGTAATATTCAAATAGGTGAAGTAGGTTTAGGAAGTTTAACAGATATATTTGTAGGAAATGGTGGCGAAGGTTATGCAATAGGTGATGTTGTAAACTTTACACATGATACTGGTGGTGCTTGTTCAGCAAAAGTATCAGTAGTAAATGGTGGTATTGCACCTGAATCAGGAAGTGTTACAGATTATGGCATGGAAACTTTTGACCATATTGTATTAGAAGACGCTACAACAAAAGATGACAACTACACAGGAAATAAAATTGTTCAAGAAACTGGAACAGGTAATGATGATGTTACAGATGTAAGAATTATAAATGCAGGATTTGGTATGAGTACTTTACCTACAACTACAATTACAAGTAATAGTGGTAGTGGTTGTACATTACACCCTTATGGTTCAGAAATAGGCAGAGTATTAAAATTAAAGATAGTAGAATATGGAAAAGATTATGAAGATAGTCCTTCACCTCCTACATTAACTTTGCCAACTCAATTAATTGTAACAGGTGCTACAGGTAATTTTACAGTAGGAGAAACTGTTAGTGGTTTAGGTACTGATGGTTCTACAACAGTAACAGCAACAGTTAATGCATGGCACTCTGGAAGAGGCCTCATGGAGATTTCAAGTCCTTCAGGTATCTTTGATACAAGAGTAACACTTACAGGTGGCACATCAACTGAAACAGGAACAATTAGGGTGAATGATTTAGCAACTGCTACAGCAACTGTGGGTGCCGTTGTTGATACTGATGGCGTATTTTTAAATGAAGACGGACAAATATCAGAAACAACAATGAAAGTACAAGACAGTTTATACTATCAAGATTTTTCTTATGTAATAAAAGTAGGTCGTGCAATTGTAGATTGGAGAAAGACATTTAAAGATACTGTTCACCCAACAGGGTTTTATGTAACAGGTCAAGTAAATATTGAATCAAGATTAAATGCTAGAATACAATCACCTGTTGAAGGTGTTGTATCTGGTGTATCACATGCTGGACTTGCATTAATTATTGATACTCTATTCTCTACAATACTTGGTCGTAGATTAGGTACAGTAGATGATGGCACAACACTAAGAAGTAATTCACATATTGGTGTAGGTGTAGATTTAGATGATAGTACAAGTGAACACTTTACTGCTAACACTAGAGATGTTACTTTAAAAAGACAATATATAATAAAACAACAATCTGTACAACAATATGATATATCACATAGAAGTGTTACTGGCCTTAAATTTGGTTCAGGTTTAGGACAAAGATTTAGAAGTTTCAACAGACATCCATTTATGTTTAGTGGTGGTGCAATACCTCAAACAGGTGCTGTAGGTAATGATTCTACTGAAACAAAATATATTC